AAAATCAATGAATTAAATATTCGTCCAGTATTAAACGACGATGAAATGTACACAATTCAATATGTAATTACTGAAGGTGTAGATTACAAAATCACTGAGGGTAGCTACTCTGAAAATGATGCTAAAATCAAAGGTATCATTCGTGGTGCTATTAAATCACGTAAAAATTACAAAGGATCTGGTAAACCAACATTCTATACTACAGAAGATTGTTTAAACGATTTATTATTATTAGAAGATCAAAATGGTAGAGCTCTTTACGACACAATCGAAAAATTAGCTACTGCTATGAGAGTTAAAGAAATCGTTACAATACCAGAAATGGAAAAATACACAGACATCTACGGTATTATCGTTAACATGAACGATTACCAAGCTGGTGCTGACAAAGGTGGTTCAGTTAATATGTTCGATGACTTCGACATTGACTACAACCAAATGAAATACTTAATGGAAACTAGAATGTCTGGTGCATTAATCCAACCTTACTCAGCTATAGTATTAAGAAAAACAGCTAAAACTGAAACTGAAGCTGAAGGTTAATAGATAGGAGAATCAAACAATGGCAAAATTTTATGGAGTCGTAGGCTACATTAAAACTGTGGAATATGAACCTGGTTGCTACGAAGAACAAACAATTGAACGTCATTATTATGGCGATCTACTTCGTAATACAAGTAGGTTTCAATCATCTGGCGGGGTTAATGACGATATTAACGTGTCTAACACTATTAGTATCGTAGCCGACCCATTTGCCAATGAGAATTTCCATCATATGCGATATGTCGAATTTATGGGTGCTAAATGGAAGATTACAAATGTCGAAGTTCAGTACCCTCGACTATTGTTATCTATAGGAGGTGTATACAATGGCGACCAGGCTTGATTTACAAAACAAACTTCAAGAGTTATTAGGTAGTAAACATGTATACTATCAACCTCCAGAAAGTTTAAAGATGGAGTATCCAGCAATTAGATACTCTAGAAGCGATATTGTTAGTAAACATGCAGATAACATGAATTACCACAACATTAATCGCTATGAAATTATCGTAATAGATAAACGACCAGATAATGAAGCGATTACAAAGATTTTAGAGTTGCCACTAACTTCTTTTGATCGCCATTATGTGGCTAATAATCTAAATCACGATGTAATAACAATATATTATTAAAGGAGGAATTATTTATATGACAAAACTTGTATGGGATAAATCTGGTGAAAGATTTTACGAAACTGGTGTAAATAAAGGTGTTCTTTATGTTCAAGAAGCAGGAGCTTATCCTAAAGGTGTTGCTTGGAATGGTTTAACAGCTGTTACAGAATCACCATCAGGAGCTGAAGCTACACCATTATATGCTGATAACATTAAATACTTAAACTTATTATCAGCTGAAGAATTCGGTGCAACTATCGAAGCTTATATGTACCCAGATGAATTTGCAGCTTGCAATGGTGAAGCAGCTTTAACAGAAGGTGTTGTAATCGGACAACAAGCTCGTAAAACATTTGGTATGTCTTATGTAACTAAAATTGGCAACGACGTTAACAACGATTTAGGTTACAAAATCCATTTAATTTATGGTGCAGTAGCAGCTCCATCTGAAAGAGCTTACGCTACAGTAAACGATAGCCCAGAAGCTATTACATTCTCTTGGGAAGTAACTACTACTCCAGTTGAAGTAGAAGGTATGAAACCAACAGCATGTGTAACTATCGACTCAACTAAAGTTAATGCTGATAAATTAGCTGCATTCGAAGCTATCTTATATGGTTCTGAAGAAACAGAAGCTAGATTACCTCTTCCAACAGAAGTAGCTCAATTATTATCTACTGAAGCTCAAGGGTAATCATACATACTTAGAAATTAGTTAAAAACAGGAAATTGGGGTTGTTTCAGCTCAAGCTGGCAACTCCTTTTTTTTATATTTGAAAGGAGAAAAATATTATGTTAAAAAAGACAATTAAATACACAGATTACAATGGAGTAGTGAGAGAAGAACAATTTATGTTTCATCTTACAAAAGCCGAACTTATGGAAATGGAAATGGGGACTACAGGAGGCTTAGCTGAACAAATTCAAAGAATCGTTGAATCACAAGATTCAGCATCAATCATAAAAATATTTAAAGACATTATCTTAAAAGCATATGGTGAAAAAAGTGCTGACGGAAAAAGATTCATTAAAATCAACGATGCTGGGGTTCCACTATCTGTAGGATTCTCACAAACTGAAGCTTATTCACAATTATTTATGGAATTAGCAACAGACGCTGATGCAGCTTCTAATTTTATCAAGGGAATTATACCAGCTGACATAGATATTTCTGATGAAAAAATTAAAGCTATAACTGAACAAAACAATCAATAGAATATTGGAGAATAAAGTATGTTAACAATAACTATACCTTCTAGAGAATTATACAATGATCAGACAGGTGAGTTTATTACAACCAAAAAACAGACTTTACAATTAGAACATTCTCTTGTATCACTTTCCAAGTGGGAATCGAAATGGTGTAAACCGTTTCTATCAAAGGAAGCAAAAACATTAGAAGAAACTATTGATTACATCAAATGTATGACAATAACACAAAACGTAGACCCGGATGTGTATAACTATTTAAGTAAAGCAAATGTGGAGGCTATTAATAATTACATTGAAGCTCCTATGACGGCTACTACGTTTCGTGAGAATATAAACAATGGTCGTGGTGGCGAAATTACGACATCAGAGCTTATTTATTATTGGATGATATCGTTTAATATTCCGATGGAGTGCCAAAAGTGGCATTTGAACCGGTTATTAACGCTTATACGAGTATGTAATGTTAAAAATGCTCCAGCTAAAAAGATGGGGAAACGTGACATTGCATCACAATATGCAGCAGTGAATGCCGCTCGTAGAAAGCAACTCAATTCAAAAGGATAAGTTAGAAGGAGAATAAAATGATAAGTTTCAGACAAAAGGGCGACTTCTCTAATTTAACTCGTTTTTTAGAGAAATCGAAAAATGGTGTCAATATACCAGGACTTGAACGATGCGCTCAAGAAGGCGTAAATGCCCTTGCGTCTGCGACACCAGTAGATACTGGCTTAACAGCCAAATCCTGGTATTACGAAATTAAAGAAGAAAAAGGATCGATTGTAATATCGTTCCATAATTCAAATGTACAAAATGGTGTCCCAATAGCCGTAATACTACAGTATGGGCATGGGACCGGTAATGGAGGTTGGGTGCAGGGTCGAGATTATATCAATCCTGCCATTCAACCAATATTCGATCAAATATTAAATAACGCATGGAAGGAGGTTAGAAAGTAAATGAGTACAGTAATTGATCAAAAAGTCGTTGAGATGAGATTTGATAATAGCCATTTCGAGAAGAATACAAAAGAATCAATGTCTACTCTCGAAAAGCTAAAAAGTAAGCTTAATTTGTCAGGCGCTTCTAAAGGTTTAGAGGACCTTAACAAATCAGCTAATAAAGTAAACATGAATGGTCTTTCTAGTGCGTTAGATACAGTTAATTCAAGATTTTCTGCTATGGAAGTAATAGGTGTTACAGCTTTAGCTAATATAACTAATTCGGCGGTAAATGCCGGTAAAAGAATGCTTAAAGCGTTAACCATAGATCCGGTAACTACTGGTTTTAGAGAGTATGAACTTAAGATGGATTCCGTAAAAACCATCATGGCTTCTACCGGAGAAGATATTGCCACAGTAAATAAATACTTGGAAGAATTGAACGAATATTCGGATCAAACTATATATTCGTTCTCAGACATGACACAAAACATAGGTAAGTTTACCAATGCTGGTGTAGGTCTAGAAGATGCTGTCATGGCGATCAAGGGTATAAGTAACGAAGCCGCTGTTTCAGGAGCTAACGCTAACGAAGCAGCCAGAGCGATGTATAACTTTGCTCAAGCTTTGTCGTCAGGTTATGTTAAACTTATTGACTGGAAATCTATTGAAAACGCCAACATGGCTACTGTTGAATTCAAACAAGAATTGATCGATTCGGCGGTTGCTCTTGGCACAGTTGTTGAAGTAGCAGATGGCATGTATGAAACACTTAGTGGTAAAACATTTAACGCTACACAAGGTTTCAATGATGTATTACAAGAACAATGGATGACTTCGGAGGTATTAGTCGAAACACTTAAACGTTATGCTGACGAAACTACTGATATAGGTAGAAAAGCAAAAGCGGCAGCTCAAGACGTTACTAAATTAACACAAGTATTCGATATCGCTAAGGAAGTAGCGCAATCAGGTTGGGCTAAAACCTGGGAATTAATATTTGGCGATCTAGAGCAAGCAAAGAAGATATTCACAAGATTTAGTGAAACCATAACAGACATTCAAATGTTTTTCATAGACATGAGAAATGATTTTCTAGAAGCAGTATTATCTGCTAATCCGTTTACATTAATGTTGAAAAAACTCGAAGACTCTAGTATTGGTACAGTAGCTAAAAAAGTAACCAATATATCTAAGAGTTTAGAGTATTATCAAACTATGGTAAACAAGGTATGGAACGGAGATTATCTAAATCAACCATACCGTTTTGGTATCTTAGCTAACGAAGGTCACGATTATAGAGTAATTCAAACACTGGTAGACCTTGGTTATAAACATAAAATAACAGTTGAAGAAGTAGCTGCAGCTGAAAAGCGATTCGGTTATACTGTCGAAGAAGTCGAAGAAGAAGTACAAAATTTATCTAATACTATAACAGAATTAACTGATGCTCAATTAAAAGAGATGGGTTTAACTGAAGATGAAATTGTACTATATCGTCAATTAGAGAAAGAGTCTAAACGAACTGGAAAATCAATAGATGAATTAGTAAAAGACATGCAAAAAACGCCAGGTCGTGTTTATTTGATGGACGCTTTAGCTAATTCAGGTAATGCAGTATTAAAAGTATTTAAAGCGATAGGTGAAGCATGGTCATATGTATATGAACCTATAAACCCTATACCTATTTATAATGCGTTAAAAGCATTCGAACATTTAACTAGCAAATTAGTTATGAGTGAAAAAACATTCGATAAAGTTGTAAGAACTTTAAGAGGTTTATTCTCAATTCTTGGTTTCATAACAGATATTATTGGTGGTGGTCTTAAAGTAGCATTTAAAATATTTAACGCGATCTTAAAGACTACATTTAAATTACTAGGTTTTTCAGTTGATAATATATTAGATTACACAGCAGCGATCGGTGACGCTATATATAATGCTCGTAAGTGGGTTAAGGAGCATAGCTTAATAAATAAAGCAATTGAAACTCTTGTTCCACTTGTTATTTCGGGTGTTAAAGCACTAGCTAGATGGATCGCTAACAATGAGCTTATACAAAAAGGATTAAATAAAGTTAAAAATACTTTATTAGCATTTAAAGATGCTTATTTGAAATGGTTTGAAGGTTTAAAACAAGCCGACAATATTCCTAAATACATATTAGAAGGTTTGGCTAATGGTTTATTGAATGGTGTTAAATTCATTATCAATATTATGAAAAATCTAGGTTCTATATTAATAGACACAATTTGTAAAGTGTTAGGTATACATTCACCATCTACAGTATTTATGGCTATAGGTGGATTTATAGTAGCCGGTTTACTATTTGGTCTTAAAGATAAAATACCTTTAGTATGGGATTTCATAAAGAAAGCCGGAACAACATGCGCTGACATATTAAAGAAAATAGACTTCGGTAAAATATTTGCTGCAGCTATAGGTATTGGAATGTTAGTAACATTATCAAAATTACTTGATTTCATGAATAATCTAACGGCTGGTTTCGCTGGTTTTGGTAGCATGATGGACGGTATTGGCGATGGTGTACGCGCGTTTGGTCAAGGATTAAAAGCTAAAATGGTCGGTGAATCTATCAAAAGTATAGCTATATCTATTGGTATATTAGCCGTTTCTATTTTGTTATTATCTAAAATAAGTCCTGGTGTTATGTGGAGTTGTGTAGGAGCTATCGTAGCAATGACCGCTGTTATTGGTGGTTTAGCATTAGCTGCCGGTTATATGGATAAAGGTAAATTGGGTGATTTTGGTAAATCATCATTATCACTAATCAGTATTGCTACATCATTGATCTTATTAGCATTCACTCTAAGAACATTGGGTAAAATGAGCATGAGCGAAATGGAAGTAGCTATAGTAGGTTTAACTGCTTTGATCTTAGCATTAGTGACAGTAATATTTGCCATGGGTACTTTAACTAATGATAAAGTTGTAGCCAATATAGATAAAGTAGGTAAAATGATTAAGAAAATATCTACCGCTTTATTAATGATGGTTATCGTAATAAAAATAGTATCATGGTTAGATCTTGGAGAAATAATTAAAGGCGGTCTATTTGTAGTTGCTTTTGGTGTAATGATAGCCTCTTTAATAAAGATAACTAAAACTAACGGAACACATGCTGACAAAATAGGTAAAATGTTATCTAAAATTTCATTTGCTCTATTAATATTGGTGGCAGTAGTTAAGTTAGCTGGAAATCTTAGTCTAAATGAATTACTTAAAGGATTAAGCTTCGTATTAGTACTTGGTATATTCATGAAAGCATTAATTAAATCCGCTAAATATTCCGGTTCTAACGCGGCTAAAGTCGGTTGGATGATGCTACTTTTATCTACATCATTATTAACAATTGTCGCTGTGATGAAGATCA